ATTAGTGGCGGTAAATCATACGTATAAAGAAATTGGTATGTTCCCGAATGATATTGTTGGCGGCGGCACTGGTTCTTATTATGGCTCCGATAACATTTGGATCTTGGGTAGACAACAAGATAAAGATGGTGGTGAAATTCAAGGGTATCATTTTGTTATTAATGTGGAGAAGTCAAGATATGTTCGCGAGAAGTCTAAGATACCAGTTACTATTTCCTATGAGGGTGGTATTAACCGTTGGTCTGGCTTGCTCGATATTGCCATTGACGGTGGATATGTTGCTAAACCCAAAGTGGGGTGGTATGCTCTTGTGGACAGAAAAACTGGCGAAGTCGAAGGGAAAAACTTCAGAGCAGCAGACATCGTAGATAATAAAGAATTCTGGATGGATATGTTTAAGAATACAGATTTCGCCGAATATATCAAAAACAAGTTTTCACTTGACAATGAAGGCAGTTTAGTTTATGATGATGAAGGTGAAACTGCGGAGGCTAAATGAGTATTGAAAGAACAATACTAAGTAATTTGTTGTTCAACGATGAGTATAATAGGAAAGTTATACCATTCCTGAAACCTGAATATTTCCAGGATAATAATGAAAAAGTAGTTTTCGATTTAATTGACGACTATGTGAAGAAATATAACTCGTTTCCTTCAACGGAAGCGTTAGCAATAGACCTGTCTAATAAAGAGGGTCTAAACGATGAAACGTTCAAGATTAGCAAAGAAATAATTGCTTCTCTTGAGCATGATTCTAACACTAAGTTGGACTGGCTACTAGATCAGACTGAGAAGTTTTGTCAAGACAAAGCATTATATTTGGCGATCATGCGGTCCATCAGAATAATGGATGAAAAAAATGGATCAATCTCCAAAGGAAGTATACCACAAGTCCTTACTGACGCTCTCGCTGTCTCTTTTGATACCCACATTGGTCATGATTTTCTGGCTGACAGTAATGAGAGATACGAATTCTACCATCGTAAAGAGAAAAGAGTTCCTTTCGACCTTGACTACTTTAACGTCATTACAAATGGTGGATTACCGAACAAAACCCTCAACATTGCCTTGGCGGGGACAGGCGTTGGTAAATCCTTATTCATGTGCCATTGCGCAGCGGCAAATCTATCAAGGGGACTTAATGTTCTGTATATCACACTAGAAATGGCTGAGGAGAGAATTGCTGAACGTATAGATGCAAATCTTTTAGATGTTGCTGTTGATGAACTTGAGATGCTGCCCAAACAATCTTATGATCAAAAGATTGAGAAGTTAAGAGAAAAAACAACTGGCAAGCTGATAGTTAAAGAATATCCTACAGCTTGCGCAGGTTCTGCTAACTTCAGGCATCTACTAAACGAATTGAAGATTAAGAAAAACTTTATACCAGATATTATCTATATTGATTATCTGAATATTTGTTTATCATCGAGGATAAAGCATGGAGCCAACGTCAATTCTTATACCCTTATCAAAGCCATCGCAGAAGAGCTCCGTGGGTTGGCAGTTGAGTACAACGTCCCTATCGTCTCTGCAACTCAAACAACTCGAGGAGGCTATTCGAACTCAGACGTGGGATTGGAAGATACATCGGAATCCTTTGGACTCCCAGCCACAGCTGATTTTATGTTTGCACTCATCTCCAGTGAAGAACTTGAAAGTCTCAACCAGATCATGGTTAAACAGCTCAAGAATCGTTACAATGATCCTGGGAGTAATCGTAGGTTTGTTCTTGGCATTGATCGTAGCAAAATGCGACTTTACGATGTGGACCAATCTGGTCAAGATGGACTTTCCGATGATCGGCCAGTCATGGACAAAGGCAAGTTCATGACCGAAGACACTGAGCGTTCTTTACCTAAACCTAAGTTTGATAGAAGCAAATTTGCGGGGTTCAAATGATAGTCTGCAGTTGTAATTACATAGACACTGCTGATATAAAAGCAGTTCTAAACTATGCTACAGAACCTAATGAACAACAGGTTCTTAATATGCTTGCATGGACTCCACAGTGTTCGTATTGTAAAGAAATGATTACTAACGAAATTCGTAGATGTATAAAGGAGATGTGTTATGGCGGTTGATTATAAGGTTGTAGAAATTAATACAGGATATGCTGTTCAGGAGAAAAACACTGGACATCTTATCCGAGCCTTTGATAACCATAATGATGCAAAAAAATATATGAAATTTTTGAATTTAGGTGGTGCTTTTTCTGGTTGGACGCCATCATTTATACTAAATAATAGCAGCAAAAATATGTAGGATGCCTTGAGCATCAGCGGCACGAGCCATAATAGAAGGGCCACGGAATAGTTGGGGTAAAATAGGTGGGGTTCCTCCCAACACATATTGCGCTAGAAGAAATTCGGGGGTAGGCGAAAGCCTACCCTCTTTTTTGTAAATATTTCTCATAAGAGTAGCCAGGAGTTTTATACTCTTTTTTCTTCGGTCCCCTTAATGATACACGTTTTCCAATAAGACCTTTGCTGATATTGTTTTTATGTTGTTCTGAAAGAGGTTTACGTTTTTTAGGAGAAGCTGCTGCAACATTAGCTTTTCCTTCTTCTGACATTGGTAATCTACCTCTACGAAAACCCATATTTTCATAATCTTTTAGAATTTCAGGAGAAATTAGTTTATGAACAACGTCGTTGGTTACCCATATTTTACCAGCTTTTGATTTGCTGATAATTTGAAGTATATCTTTTTTATTAACAAGTTTGCTGAGACCTTGCCAAGCTAAAAAGTCTTCATTTTTACCATATTGTTCCCATAACATTCTATGGGCTTCTGCATGTTCTTCTATTGTTAACTTTATAAGGTTTGAAGGATCGTCCGTTCCGCCCATATGTTTTGGTAAAATATGATGATTATGATAAATACTCATGCTGATGCTCCTTGATAGCTTTAGAGTCCGTAGGCGTCTCACCGCCGTGACGGACATTTTATTTATATAAATATGAGATAATTGGGAGAATTGCATGTTATTACCTTTCAAATATCATCTTAACGAAGAAAAAGCTGCAAAAGAAGATTTTGGTAGCCTTGATAATAATTCTAAAGGCGTATTACATGAATTGTTGGTGGGTATGCATCTTCGTGGAAATCATATGGATAAACATCCAGACATTGATGGTAATTCTCCTAAACAAGTTCACGACGAATTAAGAAAAAGATTAACTCCTTCTCAATATAAAAATTTTAGCGATAGAGCTAAAAAAGCTGCTGACGATATTCTCAGAGAAAGAGGAATGACTAGAGACGACATTGGCAATGTCCAATGGACTTCTAAACATGGTGATATAAAAAGAGCAACAGGAATCGATTCGTCTCAAGCTGAAGACGATTCTGATATTATACTAACACATAAAAATGGTACACATCACGGTGTTACTTTAAAAGTTTCAGACGACGCCAAACCTATTACGCTTTCTAATGTTGGAGCAGAAAGCACTTATGGTGGTAAAAAAATATTTGATAAACATAAAAGTGATTTATTAGCAGCTTATCCAGAATTAGATAATGAACAAATGAAAAATAATCCAAAAGCCAGAAAAGCTGCCGTTGATAGAGTTGTTAAGAAAGCTGCAGAAAGAGGAAAACCTATTTCTTCCGCAGAAGCTAAAGTTGGCGCCGACGATTTAAGAAAAGCATGGCTAGAAAATAATCCTAAAGCAAAAGCTGATATTAAAACTAGAACCGGAAACATGTTACGAAATACTGTTTCAAATATGCGTTCAGAACTTGAAAAATTATCTCCAGAACAGTTAGCGCATCATGTAAGACATATTGTTCTTCATGCATATAAAACTCCAAAAGAGGCTTTGGGACATACACATATGCGTCATTTCACTGGTGGTGGTACACAACCTACAATGGAAATTAAAAAACCAGGCGAGGATTATGAACATATTCTTTCTAAACCAGAGAATATAAAAGTAACACATTCAGGTACAAGCATTTATTATCATTACCATGATCCAGAAAGTGGAAAAACTATTCCTTTTGCTATGCAAACTGCTAAAGTGTCTTCACAATCAGATCCATTCAGTAGTTTGGTTATGATTGGCAAAGATGTTGCTAGAAAACAGGACGAATCAGATCATAAAAGAATAAAAGAAAATTATCAAAAAGAATTAGCAACTACGAAACAATCTCCAGGTCATTTGGCTCCAGATAGACCAATCACTTCTAATGATATTGTTAAGAATGATCCAATTCTTGTTAAGAAAAAACTTAGCGACGTTAGACCTTCTGTTCCAGCACAAGAAAGAAGAGTTGCTCAATCAGGTTCGCCGTTCCAATCAATGGCTCTTCCTGGTATTAAAAGACCACCACCAAGCCGCAGACTTTCTCCAGAGGGTATTCCGGAACACATGCCTCAAGCACACAGAGATACAGAATCATATATGGGATTCAAACAATGAGAATAGATTTCAAAACATTTATTGCAGAACAAGAAGATGCTCCTGCAGGAAAACCATTAAAACATCTTAGACATATTGAAGATTATGTTCTTCATCATGGCCATGAAGGTGTTGGAATTGCCGACGAACATCTTCGTGGTATGCATGATATGTTGCTTGGTAAAAAAACAGGATTACATGCTTCTACAAAATATGATGGCGCACCTTCATTTGTGGCTGGTAAAGGATTTGTTGCTACTAAATCTGCTTTTAATAAAAACCCAAAGTTAAATTATACTGAAGAAGATATTGAGAGAAATCATGGACATTCTCCTGGCCTAGTTGAGAAATTAAAAGCTCTTCATAGATACGTTAATAATGTTATACCCGAAGGCGAAATTGTTCAAGGCGACGTTATTCATACTAAGGGAGATGTTAAGAAAAGCAAAGGAAAAACTTCAGTTACTCCAAATACAATTACATACTCTGCTCCTTCTGACAGCCCAGAAGGTCGTGATATGAATAAACCATTAGGAGTAGTTTTTCATACAAGATATACTGGTCGTGGTGGCTTAGAAAATATGACAGCCAAACCATTAGATTCTAAAACACGTGCTAAGTTTAAACAACACCCAGATGTCAATAATATTGATCCAACGCTAGAAGTTAATCCTTCGAACTATACACCAGAAGAACAAAAAGCATTTCTTAATCATATGGATAAGGCTAAAAAGATTTATTCTTCTATGAAACCAGAAGCAATGGATGCTCTTGCTGGTCATGGAGAAAATTTAGAAGCTCATGTTAATAACATGATCAGAACTGGTGGCTCGCCATCAACTCAGGGTTATATTGATCATTTAACTGCTCGACATCAAAAAGATTTAGAGAAAGTTAAAACAGAAGCTTCTAGACAAAAAAGAATACAGGCGCATGCTGATGTAATGTCTCATATTTCTAACAATAGAGAACATTTTGACAAAGCATTACAATTGCATAGTCATATTCAAAACGCTAAGAACGTTTTAGTTAATGTTTTAAATAAGAATAATAAGTATCAACATAGTGTTGCTGACGAACCAACAGGCTCAGAAGGAACAGTTGTGTATGACAAAGGTGGTAATGCTTCAAAGTTAGTAAATAGAAATGAATTTTCTAGATTAAACTTTTTGAAGGGCGCATTCCAAAAACAGAGAGTAGCAGATGCCGAAGCTCAACTTCAGTAATTATTTTTTAACAGAAATTAATAATACAACTCATGTAACAACATTCATGAGAGCCAATCCACCAACGATTGGTCATGAAAGAGTTGTAAATCGTGTTACTGATCTTGCTAAAGATTTAGATGCTAATCATAGTGTTGTTCTATCACATTCTTTTGATGGTGATAAAAATCCATTAACTCCTGAACAAAAATTAAGACATGCTAAACTAGCATTTCCTGGAGTAAATGTAACAACTTCTTCGCCGGAATCTCCAAGTTTATTACATCATGTTTCTCAATTACATGCAAAAGGCGTTAAGAATCTTCATTTAGTTGTTGGTGAAGACAGAGTTAAACAATTTCAAGATCTATTACAAAAATATAATGGTCAAGAAGCAGCGCATGGATACTTTAATTTTGATAATATAACAGTTCATTCTGCTGGTGGCAGAGATCCAGACGCTGAAGGAGTAGAAGGAATATCAGGAACTTTACAAAGAAAAAAAGTTAAAGATAATGATCTTGAAGGATTCCGTGCTGGCGCTCCTAGTCGTATGCAAGACCAACACGTAACAGATCTTTTTAACAATATACGTAACGCCAAACCACCAGAGAAACCAGCAAAACCAGTTAAGAAAAAACTAAAAGAAGAAACAGTTTCTGCTGGTATGATGGTTCGTGGATTTGGTGACGTGTCTGGTAATCCAGCAGTTCAAGATAATCCATTACAACAATATATAAACACCAATGCTTTAGCTAAAGATAAACAAAATGGCGCTTTAATGAGAATGATGAAAGACAGCCAAAATAATTTAATTGGGTTTAAAGAATTTAATCCTCACATGGTTTCTAGAGATAAAACTCTTCCTTATTACGAAGAGGATCCTAATGGTGATCCACTGTTGAGAGATAAAATAAGAAATAAGGGTAAAAATAACAACGTAACCAAAGGTTAAAAATATAATGGCTCAGTTCCGTAAAGATACTCATCAATATCTACAAGACAATAAAACATTATTTGAAGTTGTTATGCTTGCTGACCAGTATGGAAATCAAGTTGGACCAGCGAATCCAACAGGAACCGCTGTTGATGCTTTCGGAAGAGCTAGAGTGTCTACTCCATTAACTCTTTTTGACTCTTCTCATCGTTATAGAGATAATAATCTATGGTCCACTTCAAACACTGCTGGCGGAACTTATGCGTTTTCTAATAATGAAGGTCTTATAAATCTTAATTTAACAACAGCCAATAATGCTGAAATCATTCGCGAAACAACTAAGGTTTTCTCTTATCAACCTGGCAAATCTTTACAAATTTTACAAACATTTGTCATGCAGCCTAAGACTAATGTTCGTCAGCGTGTAGGATATTATGGTAACAATAACGGTATCTATCTTGAGGTGTTAGATAATACTGCTTATTTGGTTGAAAGATCTTTATCAACAGGAGTAATGCAAGAAACGAGAGTAGCACAGTCTAATTGGAACTATGATACTCTATTAGGCGCTGATACTTCGAGTCCATCAGGTCTGACTTTAGATCTATCTAAAGCCCAGATTATGTTTATTGATGTTGAATGGCTTGGTTTGGGAACAGTAAGATGCGGTTTTATTATTGATGGTAGATTAATTCACTGTCATTCATTTCATCATGCTAATTATATCACATCAACATATATGACTACAGCTTCTCTACCTTTGAGATATGAAATAAAGAATACAGGCGTAACTGCAAGTAATACAACTCTAAAACAAGTATGTTCCACTGTTATTTCTGAAGGCGGATATGAACTAAGAGGTCTTCAACAAGCCATTGGCACAGCTATTGGAGCGCCAAGAGATTTGACAACAGTTAATACATACTATCCAGTTGTCTCAATTAGATTAAAATCTTCACCAAATAGACTTGATGCTATTGTTATTCTTACTGCGCTATCATTAATGGGTATTACTAATAATGCTAATTATTGCTGGCAAGTCGTAGCATCAGGAACTACTACTGGTGGGACATGGACTACTGCAGGTTCAGATTCTGCTATTGAATATAATATCACAGGAACAAGTTTTGCTGGAGGTAGAATTTTGGCTTCTGGATGGACTAATGGTTCTAATCAGGGAGCAACTCCTGTTGATATTCTAAAAGAAGCACTATTTAAGTTTCAGCTTGAGAGAAATGGTTTAACTTCTAGTCCTTTTGAGCTAACATTAGTTGCTGCAGCAGACACTGGCGGCGCTGATATATACGCTTCAATGGATTGGGAAGAAATATCAAGATAATATTTTTTATAAATAACAAGTCAGTGCGATAAAGGCTACGGCAGACTCGCATACAATTGGAAAACCCAAGGGAAACTCCAAATGGTTAAAAAATATAACGATTTTGATCCTCAGCTAGAGTCTGCCGTACTCACTGATAAAGCCAAATTATCCTTATACAAAAAATCCGTAAAATCAGGAATTCCAGCGGGTATACTTGAAGAAGTATATAACCGTGGATATAATACTTGGAATCCATCATTCGGATATAGCCCAGAACAATTTGCTTTTGATAGAGTAAATTCATTTATTTCTGGTGGTTTTGCAGTTCATTTGGATGAAGATTTACTAGACGAAAAACGTGGTCTCTGGGATAACATTCACGCTAAAAGAGAAAGAATTAAAGCTGGTTCAGGTGAGCGGATGCGTAAACCTGGCTCAAAAGGAGCTCCAACAGATGCAGCATTAAAAGCTTCACAAAATGAAGATGCTGATCCTTGTTGGAAAAATTATAAACAAATAGGCATGAAAATGAAAAATGGTAAAAAAGTGCCTAATTGCGTTCCAGTAAAAGAAGAAGATTTAGATGAAGGTAAACTTAAAGACAGTTTAAAAGTTGCAGCATTAGTTGGCGCTCTTGGTGCTCATGGTGGAAAAATCTATGATGTTGGAAATATCGCAACTCACCATGATGATCCTGCATTAGCAGCAGCTACAATAGCATCATACGCTCATCCTGCTTCAAGAGCATTACAAGCATTACCAACAGCATTGAAAGTTGATAAAGCTAATAAAGGCGAAAACGAATTCGCAAGACAAAA